GTACCCTTTGAGGGGTCAATGTCACTCGACGGGGGGTGTGTATCGTTCCCACCAGTCGTTGACATAGCCGACCATTTCCTCAGAAATTTTTGTCGCGCGTTCAATGCAAATGTTCTTTGGCGTATCTATGTATATGACATCATCAGCATTGACAAGATCGGCCAGACGTTCGCGCTCTCCTGTCAGCGGATAACCGCCGATGATGTAAGCATGAAGCCATCGTCCTTGACGAACCTTGATCTGATCAATCAGAACATCACGAAGCTGAAAGACATTCGTCTTCAACCTGCTCGGCTTTTCACTGCAGCTTATCGCCTTCCACAATCTATCGATATCAACTATGATGTCATTGTCTTCGGCTTGTTCTGCCACCCATGTTCTCTTCCCGGAACACGGCGAACCGTACACGATGAAAACCTGCTGCGGTTTCCTTGCCAGGTATCCGCCGACGAACCTGTTGTGAACTTTGTTGTGACACTTGAAATGAATCAGTTCAACGTTCTCAGGATTCAGCGCAATGTTCACATCATCGACATTCTCTTCTGTGAGTTCAGTCTTATGATGCCCGATGCAGTCGTACTTCTTCACGATAGGCTGACCACATATTGCACATGTGATCACACCTGATTCATCAGCACGCTGGTCTTTGAGATTCGCAATAAACTTGACCCATCTATCTGAACGATAGAACTTTTGCCTTTTCGTCATAAGATAAGATAATTAAAGTCAACGTATGACATACCTGTTTCTGACTGATTGGTTACACTCACGATAACATATCCAGTGTAATCAGACGCCTGTGTGTTATTTCCTATCATCTGAACACTCGATTCAACCGGCCATGTTGTCGAAGATATCACGCACACAGCATCTGCAGGAAGTTCTTCCTGTAATTTAATTGTTGCCGCTTTTGTGACACCGGCACCCACGTCTTCAATTCTTATAGTGCCACGGATTGCTTTTCTCTTGCACTTGTTGTCTTTGATAAGATTATCCATATCACCAATCATCCTTTTCTAACTTCTGCTTCTTGAGCTCCAGCTCTTCACGCTTGAGCTTGTCTCCCTGAGGATCGTTCGACCAGTTGTCTGGATCATAATTCTTGAGAGCAAGATTAAGAGCTGCAACATCAGGAAGCGATTTCTTGTTGTATGTTTCGACTGTCTTGATTATTTCATGCGTGTCAGGATCTTCTCTTTCAATTATTTTCGATTCCTGATATTCAAAACCTTTTGCTTTTTTTATTAACGCACTTCTTAATTCGGCAACAATTGCGATTCTACCGTTTTTTATAAGGTCGCAAAATTCGCTTTTTTCGTTTAAATATCTGTAATAGGTTGCTTTGTGTATTCCGAGATTATGAATGATATTATCGTCGGAAGCACCGTTTACAAGCCATTCACGAATTTCATCGAACCTCGGTTTGATTTTCGTTTCATATGCGCTTTTTCTGCCCCTTTTTTCGGCCATTTTGCTCCCCTCCCTGAAAAAATTATCATTTTTATTATTTATCCGGTCGGAGCGCATTCTGTGAACCGTCGCATTTATGGGCTTTGCAGGTTGCTTTTAATTTTTTAAAAGCCGCTCGAAATATCATAAAAATTAGCCTGTCACCGACCTTTTATTTTTTATCCTTTTTGTCGCCGCCATCGTCGATTTTCTCGGATGTTTTGCGCATGAGATTCATGATCCACTTCGGAAGCGTCATCGGATTTATTTCGTAAAGATTTTCGCATATAGAAATTGATTCATTCAGTGTGATGTAAACTCCGATTATCAGTCCGAACGGAGTATTGAACGGAAGTTCTGTGTTCACTGCTGTCAAGGCAACCGGAATAAAGAAATCTAAGAACATACCGAAGAAGAGAGCCACGAGAAGTGCGATCTTCTTCCAGAATCCGATTGTTCCTTTTTTTGAACTCCACGGTGTTTCTTTCACCCTGGATTTAATCAAGCCGGTAACAACGTCAAAGACAATTGCGATTATTACACAGCTGAGAATCAATGCATACTGCTGAGCAAGTGCGGCAAGGAAGCCGACGAAAACGCTCAGAATGTGTTTCCACCGCAATTTCTTTTCCCCTCCCGTTTTCTATGTTAACCATATTTTATTTGAAATCTTGTGTATCATTCAACACCACATTTTTGTGAATACGCTGTTTTATATTGAATTTTTGAAGATTTTTCTGTAAAAGCCGCTCGTAAAATCAATAAAAAATGCCCTTGTCAGATTGACAAAGGCATGAAACAAGAAAAGACACCCGAAAATTCGGATGTCTTATTCTCGATGAAAATTTCTCTTCACAGTAATGAAATTATTCAGATAACGCACCGAACCATTAAAATTAAGATTTATGAAGCGGAGCAGGTGTGTGGGCACTCGCTCCGCTCCTCGACTTTAAAATTGCAGATCCAGTCGCTAAATATATTATATTACACTTGATTCAATCACGCAAGCAAATCAGTAATCCAAATATTGATCCGCTCCAATTTCAAGAAGCTTGCTCAGTGCCTGCTTGTGTTTCCGATTAACTGAGTTACGGCCATAATGTAACAAGTCAGCGATTGCAAATGTACTTAAGTGTCCTAAGTACCGCATTGTCATTATTGCGCGTAAATCTCTGTCGTCAAGTGATGAAATGCACTTATCGATCATCGCGCGAACTCTCAGTAATTTTGCATACTGGAAATTGAGCTCGGCTGTCTGAGTGTTGATCAGCTGAAGAAGCTGCGGATCGTGCATACCTTCCGCAATCTTTTCGTTGGCTTCGATATACGCTCTGAGTGATTCAATGTTTTTGAATATATCGCTGCCTTTTCTAAGCTTATCCCTCAATATTTCCTGCTGAGCAGTCATCAGACAATTTTCTGCTCCTGCTCGTTGATAACCGCTCTGAATGCTTTCATTGTCTGAACGGCATCTTCTGCTTCCGAGTAAGTCGGAACGTTGTTTTTCGCGTATTTCCTTTTTTCTCTCTTAAATTTGCTGAATTCGTCCCGCTCGATCTTGGAGAAGATCTGCGACGGGTCCAGTCCGATGTCAACCAGTGCGTTCCTGATAATCTGATTCACTTCTTCGTCGGTGAACCCGTCTCTGATGTGATCGCGATACATCATTGACACCTCGTTATACTTTGCAATCAGCTTCTGGAGACGAACCGCTCCGAAGTTGAATTCCTGATTGAGCGCTATCAGCATGAATGCATTGTTTGTCTCGCAAGCTCTGAGAGTATATGCGTACATGTGTTCTTCATTGCACTTTCGCATTTCTTTTGATGGTCTTATTTTTGATTTCATAAATCCTTCATCCTCCCTCTTCAATGTTTTTAATATGGATAATCTTTGTCTTTCATATCGTTCACAACTTTGATCAGACATGTTTCACAAAGAGTTGTGCCTTTCAATCCGCAAAATACACAATCGGCGTATATATCACAGAATTCACATGCGATATTGCCGCACATATCCTTCACGCAGTCGCCAGTGTCTCTTTTCAGACATGTGAACCGCTCTCTGATCTTGTCAGTCATCGTTCAGTTCGCTCTCCTCGAATAGTTTGTACTTTTCATGCTCCGGTCTGTAATCAGCTGTCACTCCGATGAACTTCGGGCTTCCGGAAACCATGTTGAAGCGTGTTATTCTGAGCGCTTCAACATTGCTATAAAAAGCTATGTTCTCACCATCGCACTGAACTGAATCGATGCTGTATCTCCTGAGCAGTTCTGAAAAATCGTCCAGGAAGTTTTTCTGCTGTAAATTCATGATTCTATCTCCTTTCGTATACCTGCATTTCTAATCCCATGCCTCCGGTCAGATCTACACTGTACTTTGTGCAGAATATGCCGGAATCGATAAGATATTCAAACTGCTTGCTACTTATCTTGTAGTGTACACCCATGAGCCGGATGAAATACTTGTTCCGCTCCGGCGCGATCTCTGCAACCAGTACCGCTCCGGGAGTTTCAGCAAGCTCCATCATGTCTTTTTTTCTCATCGCATTCCCCTCCAAAAATCCTCGAATTGTCCCTGTCCCATCGACTGTTTCTGCCAGCGTGTCCTCTCATGTTGTCTGCAAGCTTTCTGTTCCGCTGCATACATGCCGGACAAAGTTTATCGCCGGCTTTTTCGACTGATCTGGTACAGATAGCGCAGTGATACCCGTCGCCGCGCATTTCCATCGGGAGCAGACCTTTTTCACGTCTGATCTTTTCATCACGTATCCGGCAATATGCAAGGCATGTGCTGCAGTGTGCTTTACCTTTTTCTGCTTGGCGCTTTCCGCATCGTACACAGATTCCTGATTCTTTCAATCGGCTGTACCGATTCCGTGACCGCTCGTTTTTCTCCTGCGCGTGTTCCTGGTGATACCGTCGGCTTCTTGCAGACGCTTTTTCAGCACACTCGAAGCAATAGAGTTTTCCTGGTTCGGCTTTTTCCTTGCAGTTGATGCATAGACCGTACTTTTTCAGCCAGTCGCGCCGTTCTTTGTAATACTCACTCGTTGGCACCTTACTCACCGCTTTCAAATCTGCTCATGATAACTTCCATATCGTCGTTCAGAATGCATCCTCTGACCGGAAGCAAGTTTTTCGGCATTGCATTGATCACTGAATTCAGCGTTTCGACTGCTTCACTGTACTCTTTGTGAGTGTATGTGTAAGTATAACATATCACATTTACTACAAACACGTAATATCTATTCATTTTCTTTGTCCCTCGCAAGCTCATATTCACGGTCAGGATCCCGCTCGTCTTC